GTATACCCATCTATCAAGGTGGTATGAATCCAAACGATATTAGACGAAAACTTGACGCAGGAGAAATTAAACCCAACCAAGCCAAAGTTATTGGTCGTGTTGGCGGACATAGTCTAGTAATGGATGACGGTGACCTCGACGGTGATAACGCACTGTTCCGATTACGCACAAGTCTAGGACACCAGATTACCATGAGCGATACTGGAAACTTTTTCTATATTGTTCATGCTAACGGACAAACTTGGTTAGAGTTTGGTGTTGAGGGAACTGTGGATGTATATGCCACAAACTCAGTAAACGTTAGAACCAAAGGCGATATTAACTTGCATGCGGATCGTGATCTTAATATGTACGCTGGCCGCAGTGTAAAAATTAAAAGTAACGAAGATATGCAACTTGAGGCTACTACTAAAATGACATTAATGTCTCAAGCTGAACTTACTGTTTATAGCAAAGCAGCCATTGGTGTAAAGGCCGACGGCACATTGACCATAAACAGTAACGGTGGCTCATGGGGAGCAGGCGGCAGTTTAGTGTTGCAAGCCGGCGGCATTGATCTTAACGGACCGGCTGCTGGAAAAGTAGCAACCCCTAACCCACTAACAAAAACACTGCTTGATGATACTAAATTTAGCACCAGCAAAGGATGGGAAGTTGCTCCAGAAGGATTAACAAGTATTGTTACTAGAGCACCAACCCACGAACCTTATCCTTATCATAACAAAGGTGTTGATGTTGAAGTTGAATTTGAGGAAGGAACGCCAAGCCCACCTCCAGGCGCTGTGCCTGTACCAGCTGGCATAGAGATTGTGGCAAAATAACATGGGATCATTTTCTTTTACAACTACTGATGGAAAACCTTTTGAACTGAAAGGGCCGCCAAATTTCACGTTTGAACAAGCCAAAGCAATTTTTGACAAGCAAGCTGCAACTGGTTCATTGGTTGGGTTCAAACCCGGCGACGTGCTTAGTGCAGCATCTCAAGCAGCAAACGGACTAGCTGGTGCTCAAGCTACATTAACTCAGGCACTTAGCGGAGTAAACAACGCAGTTGGATCAGCCCTGGGCGGGGGTGCGCTAGGTGGAAGTTTAGTAAGTACCGCTGCCGGACTAACAGGTACAATAGGCCAAGCAGTATCGTCAATTGGAGCGGCTGGATCAGCAATTGCTGGTGCCGCAATTAATGCTACCTCAATAGCTGTAAACTCAGTAAAAAATATAAATCTTTCTTTGAACAGCTCAGTAACAAATCCCATCAACAATGCAGACTTTATTAAAACAGTATCTGATGGCGGTGCCGCATTATCTCAAATTGGATCCATGGGAGCGTCAGCTGTGACTGGTGTACTAGCACAAGGCAAAAAACTTGTGGGACAGGCCAGCGATGTGTTGAGCAATACCAAGGGTGTGGGGTCATTTGGGCTTGATGTTGGCCAACTTGAAACTGCTGGATTTTTAAAACCTGGAACATCAAAATTTATAGACTCTGGCGCACAAACAGTAAGCTCATTATTAAAATCTCCTGCTGTATGGACTGGGAAAGACGGAATAAAAAGTGTTACTGGAATACTAGATAACGCCGGCAAACAAAGTGCAATACAACAAGATTTAATGGCTAAAGGTGTTGCTGGACTTGGCGCACTGGGAGTACCAGTAAACAACTTATCTGCGCAAGGACTTGGCGGCCTAGCACTCAGTGCAGCAAAAAGCCTGCCCAACACTGAGGCATTTGTTAAAGGGCTGCCACTACCTGCAGATATTAAATCAACTATTGATAGCAATATTCGAGACGCTAGTTTTGCAGTAAACCTAGTTGATAACAAAATGCCCCCAGCGTTTAAAGCAACTGATATTCCGGTACCTGCAACTGACACAGTAAATCGCGAAACACTAAACGCTGCAAGTGTTAGGATTTCTGGCAATGAAAAAATTCCGCCACCAAATTACGGACCCAGAGAAGACAACATTCAAGTCCAAGCCGAAGAATATGTATCTAAAGCTGCTATCCTCACCAATCAGTACATAAACGTTGCTGGTCGCGGACTTGAAGCAGTAAGTTCAAAACTAGCTGAATTAGAAAATCAACAAAGTATTACTCAACAAGCGTATGACGCAGTAAACAACGAATTCCAGAGTGTGCGTCAGGCCTACAATGCACAAGGTCCGGTATTGGCTGCTGAAGTTAATAGTTTATACCTGCGATTATCCGTAACACAACAGCGAGTAGTTGACACATTTGATAATTCGCCAAAGAAAACAGCAAGTGTAATATCATACTTGCTAGAGCAATCTAAGCAGATCAAAGAACGACTTAGAACTCTAGCATTTAAAATTGAAGGCCGCGGCGGCGGCGAATAACCTATAAATATTAACATGGCACAACGATTCATTGGTTTCAACACACAAGGGCAATACAAGAAGTTTACTCTTACTGATTTCCCACTGATCAAGCGAGATTTGATCAACGCTTTTAATATTCGTCAGGGTCAGTTACCAGGACGTCCTGAATACGGAACTGTGTTGTGGGACTACTTGTTTGAAGGGCAGTTAGAAGAATTACAAGCTCAGATTACAAAAGAAGTGCAACGTGTAGCCGGCGGAGACCCTAGAGTCTACATCAGTGACATCCAATGTTACCCGCAGGAAAACGGAATTTTAATTGAGATAGAGTTAACAATTCTACCGTCTACTGATGCCGAGCGGCTAAGTTTATTTTTTGATGTCACAAGTCGAGTAGCCTCCTACGTATAAGTTAGCCGTTTTTAAAGCCGATAAATAAAACATAGAGGCTCTAACAATGGCAACCACAACAAGACAAACAGCAATATTTGGAATTGAGGACTGGAAACAGATCTATCAAACCTATCGCGAAGCAGACTTTCAAAGCTATGACTTTGAAACTCTACGCAAAAGCTTCGTTGACTATTTGCGTTTGTACTATCCAGAAACATTCAATGACTACATTGAATCGTCAGAGTACATTGCTTTATTAGACGTAATTGCGTTCATGGGACAAGCACTTGCTTTCCGTACAGACTTGAACACACGTGAAAACTATATAGACACAGCAGAACGTCGTGATTCTGTTGTAAGACTTGCTAATCTTGTTAGCTATACTGCAAAAAGAAACACCGCTGCCCAGGGCTTGCTCAAGGTGTTTTCAGTTACAACAACTGAGAACGTTGTAGATTACAACGGGGTTAATTTGAGCAACGTTACCGTGGACTGGGCAGACCCTACAAACCCAGACTGGCAAGAACAATTTACTTCAATTATCAATGCTGGTTTAACAAGCACCCAACGAGTTGGCCGACCAGGTAATCGCAACACTATTTTAGGTATTCGCACTGACGAATACGCAATTAATCTTGTGCCGGGATTTTTGCCAATAGTACCGTACACTTCTGTTGTTGACGGGGTGAGTATGCCGTTTGAGGCCATGAGTTCTACCAGCACAGGACAAGATTACTTGTATGAGCCTGCGCCTCAAGCCAACCAGCCATTTAATATACTGTTCCGCAACGATAGCTTGGGATTCCAGTCAGCAAACACTGGTTACTTTTTTATGTTCAAGCAAGGTGTGTTACAAAATCAAGACTTTAACCTAGCAGAGCGCATTAGTAATCGCACAGTGAATATCAATATTGAAGGTGTCAACAACGAAGACCGTTGGCTGTTCCAGTTGGACAATGTGGGTACTGTCACACGTGAGTGGGAATATACTGAAAATATCTACGCCGCGGCAGCCGAACAAGTTGGTACAACACTACGCCCAATTTACTCAGTAACAAGTCGAACAAACGACCAAATTACAATGGTATTTGGTGACGGCACATTCTCTGAAATTCCAGTAGGTACGTTCCGTGCGTATGTGCGTGCCAGCAACGGATTGCAATACATTATTAATCCTGAAGAGATGCAAGCAGTAACTATTCCAATCAGTTACATTGACCGTAGCGGCAACTTGCAAACTATCACTTTTACTTGTGGCATCACAAGCCCGGTAAGCAATTCACAAGCCCGCGAAAGTATTGATTCTATCAAGCAAAGTGCTCCAGCCCGTTTCTACACACAAAATCGCATGGTTAACGGTGAGGATTACAACCTGTTTCCATACACTCAGTACAACTCAATTGTTAAGAGCAAAGCTCTTAATCGTAGCAGTATTGGAACTAGTCGTTATCTAGACTTAGTAGATAATACAGGCAAGTACTCATCAACTAATACTTTTGGCAGTGATGGTGGTTTATGGGAAAATAATATTGTACCAACAATTTTGTTTAGCTGGACTACTCGCAATGAAATTGCTGACGTGGTTACAAACCAAGTGCAACCTCAATTGGCTGAAAGCACCATGCGTCAATTTTATTACGCAAATTTTCCTCGACAAAATGCCAACACTGGGACAACAGCACTTTCGACCTGGAACCAATCAACCACACTAGCAAACGAAACAACTGGTTACTTTAAAAATGCTAGCGGAACCCCAATCCCGGTTGGCGCTACCACAAGTACTGTGTTCCAATATGCTGTTGTGGGCAGCTTGATTAAGTTTGTGGCGCCAACTGGCTACTACTTTGATCGCAACAACAAGTTACAGCAAGGTACTCCAACCCGATCTGACGAAACAACAGAAATCTGGGCAAGCCCAATGAGTATTCAAGGTGACGGATACAATAACGGTATTGGTAATTTAAGTTCGGGTTCGGGACCAATTACTCTCAACAACTTTGTAC